GGTGTACTTTTCAGTGCCCGCCGCGACATGGGTAATCGCGCCTTTTAACCCTTCGTTTTTTGCCGATATCAGCTCAGCCAGACCAGCATTTGTGTATCGCAAGATGCTCATGCGTTAGCCCTCATGATCGGTGAACACCAGCCACGCGGCAGCACCCGCGACACTAAGCGTGGCGGCCGCCGTAGGGCTGGCAGTAATTCTTGATGCCGGATTGGCATCAAACGTAGTGCTGGCAGACTCAGCAACCGCCACCGGGCAAAGCGTGGCGGTCACCGTAGGGCTGGCAAGGATGCGGCCGTCTGGCGAATCATCGCGTGCCATTACCGAGGGATCAGCCGCACCGCTCAGCCCGAAGGCGCTTTCGGCACCGAGTGCCAGCGTCAACGTTAGTTCGTCACGCTCGCTCTTCGCATAGCTCAGGTTTCGGAGCATTTGCTCAGTAATGGCCTGATCAATCGGCGCATTGCCGCGCTTCCAGGCGATCACCTCCAGGTGGTACGGATCCGCGAACTCGGCGTTCCCGTCGTACCACGCAATAACTTCGGCGTCGTAATCCAGCTCATCCACGGCCAGCACCAGGGCGTGGCGGGTGCCCGCCAAGCGCCGGATCGGCCACACGTTCGCCACGGTGCGGCGCAAAAGCTCGGTCGAGGCGTCCCCATCCCACTCAGCAACGCCGCGATCCTGTGCCAAATACGGCAGCATGGCGGGCGGTGTGCGCTGCGGATCGAGCAGCTCCGGGAACGGCGCTTCAATGCCCTCCAGCATCCCGGCAAACGCACGCTCGAACGCGCGCTCCAGGCGGCTGGCGTTCTCCGGCAGCAGCGAGTACTGGCTCATAACTGGAGCACCTCGATCTCGATGCCGGTGCAGTACGGCGCAGTGAAGTCAGCAGCGGCGAGGCTCTCGGCTGGCATGTCTAGCTCGATGCGCACGGCTCCGGCGTTGTGCAGCTCGGTACCCAGCGCGCTGCGCTCGATAAAGCCCTCGATGCGGTGCTGTTCATCCGCGTAGCGCTGCACGTTTTTAATCGCCTGCTGATGCACCACGCGGGGATCCGGCCCACGGTTGATGTAGATCACCGCGCGGCACTGCCAGTTGACGATATCCGCCGCGGTTACTGTCACTTCATCCGTGGCCGGGGCAACGTCATTGCGTGCGAAGTGCGCGCGCGCCTCGTCGAGCAGCGCTTCGCTCGGCGTGCCGTCGCCCTCCCGGGAGAGCAGCGCGACACGTACTTGCCCAGGCGCAGTGCGCTTGCCCACCGCATCCTTCACCTTGCCCGCCAGCGTGCCGCTGGGTAGCCGGTACGTGACCGTGACCACCCCCTCTTCTGGCGTGGCCACACTAATTTGTGGCCGGGCGCTGAGGGTCATTGCGTGAAACTGATACGCCAGGCGCGGCCCCGCCACGCTGAAGCTGTACGGCGCGAGAAAGTGCCGCAACCGCAGGCTTTCGTCGTCTTCCTTCACCGCCGGTACCGGGGGAAACGCCGATGGGTCGCCTTCGGTGATCGTCTGTCGCTGCAGGCCCAAGTCGGCCACCTTGGCGTCCAGGTTGCTGCCCTCGGCCCACCACGCCAGCATTTGCTTGATCTGCTCATTGCGGTGGCGGCGCTCGGTCTGCAGCATCACCGTGGCCACCTCGACCAACTTGGTGAAAACCTCCGATTCGCTTTCCAACGTGGCGCGGATCCTTTCCGAAAGTGCCTGGTCGCTTTCCGCTACGTGGGCAATCGTTACCGCTTTGAACGTTGCGAGCATCTGCTCGAACGGCGGCACCTCGACGATCGCCGGGTCGGCGAGGCGGTTTTGTCCGGGTATCAGCATTAGACGCCCACCTCGAATTGCACGCGCTGCCGCTGCCAGGTGCCGTCGAATGCCAGGCGTAAGCCGGTGGCGTGGCGGCTGGCAACGCAGCGCGTGGGTTTAAAGTCGCCGATGTTATTGATCGGCTCGTAAAACGCGGCAATCGCGCGGCTCTGGGCGAGAATCAGCACATCATCGCTGTTCAAGCGGCCCAGCAGCTCCGGCACCCGGCAGCCAAAGCGGCGGCGGTGTTCGCGGCCACCGATGGGCGTGGTCATCACTTGGGTAATGCGTGATACCAGTTGTGGCCACGCGTCTATCGTGCGGCCGGTTTCTCTGTCCATGCCGATCATACGGGTTCACCTGTCTGCGCTGGACCTGGCTGGATGCCGTCATGCTTGTGGTCTTCACCCACGTTTTTGCCGTTGTGATCCAGACCGTTGCCGATTGCATGCACGCCACTGGCATCGATGCGGATGCCGTTGCCGCCGTGCATCAGCACGATGGCGTCCCGGTCGTGAGTGATGGACGTTTGTCCGTTCGTCCATTGGTACCGATGCGCCGCAAAATCGTACTGCTGCACCGTGCCGTCCTTGTACGTCAGCCGGTGCTGGGTGCCGCTGCTACCTGCAGGCGGGTACGCCGCCGTGGGTATGCCCGGCACCGCGATGCTCTGGCCGCTATCGTTACCGCCGCCGTGGTTGATCAGCTCGCAGCCCTCGCCCAATGACGGCGGTCGCCACTCGCTCACTTCGCCCGCCGAGGCGCTCGCCCAGCGGATCCACGGCGTGGTGTTGCCGCCGTGCTTCACTTTGCACAGCCCCTTGCCGTAGTCGACGGCCACCACCACGCCCCGCCTGCCCTGGTTGCGGGCGCGCCGGTGCAGGTCGTTGACCTCGTTCTCTAGCTCGGCAATGCGGTCGATGTAGGGCGCGAGGGCATCACGGACAATATGATCGATCAGCTCTCTCATAAGCGCCTTTACTAAGTAGTTAGCGGCTCG